TTAGAGTAGAGACAGATACTTTAACACATGCTTTCTTTGCAGATGGTTCTGCTGATAAAATAGGTTTTGGTACATCATCACCTACAAGTGCATTTGTTACAATCGATCAAGCAAGCTCAACTGGAGCGATAGCTTGTTTAACATTAGACCAAGGTGACGGCGATCAAGAGTTTATTAGGTTTGATGGCACAAGTGCTTCTGATGGATCAAAGAGCATATCATCGTCAACAGATGAAGGTGGATCAAAGGTAGGTGCAATACGTATTAACATAAATGGTACTGATCGTTTCATAAGGATTTATGACTCTGCGATTTAATTATGCCTTTATCAAAATTACAGATAGCACCGGGAATAGATAAACAAAATACCGAGTACGGCGCTGAAGGTCGTTGGGTGGATTGTGATAATGTTCGTTTTAGATACGGACTACCAGAAAAAATAGGTGGTTGGGAAAAAGTAACAAGTGATGCACTTGTTGGTGCAACTAGAGCTATCTTATCTTACTCTGATCTCAAAGGTGTCAAGTATATTATTTATGGCACAAATAAAAAGTTATACGCTTATTCTGAAGGTAGTTACGCTGACATAACACCAACTCGTTCTACAGGCACAGGTAACATTACACAGTTTGCAACCACAAACGGATCTACTACAGTAACTGTAACAGATTCTAGTCATGGTGCTTTGATTGGTGATTTTGTTACAATAGCTAGTGTAAGTGGCGCTGTGGGTGGTATATCTGCCGCTAACTTACAAGGCGAGTTTGAAGTATTAACAGTTCCTAATTCTAATACCTATACAATAGAAGCAAAGGCGGCGGCTAGTTCTACTACCACTGGATCAACAGCTAATGCTACATATCAATTAAATACCGGTGCGGCCGTGTCATTATTTGGTTATGGTTGGGGTGCGGGTACATGGAGCACGTCAACATGGAATACAACAAGAGAGGGTCTAACTGGTGGTGAAGGGGTTTTACTACAATCAGCAAAATGGGCGCTTGATAACTGGGGTGAAGATGTATTAGCTTTACAGTTTGATGGTGGCTTGTTTTACTGGGACACATCTGATGGATTAACAAGTTTAGCTAGCACAACAGAAGTAAGTGGTGCACCGACTAAATCTAGATTTATGATTGTATCTGGTGATGACAGACATGTTATTTGTCTTGGCACTGAAACAACAATAGGCACAACATCTACACAAGATAATATGTTTATACGTTGGTCTGACCAAGAATCAACTAGCGACTGGACACCAACTGCTACGAACACAGCAGGCTCATTTAGACTAACAGACGGTAACCAAATCAACACTGCTGTTAGATCAAGGGGTGCTGTTATGATATGGACAGATACAGCATTGTATCAAATGCAGTTTATTGGTGCTCCTCTAACATTTGGTTTTAAACAAATCGGTTCTAACTGTGGGGCTGTAGGTATCAACGCGGCTGTTGACGTATCTGGTAACTCATACTGGATGAGCAATGATTCTTTCTTTGTATACGATGGTGCCGTGAAAAAAATACCATGCAGTGTGCAAGACTATGTGTTTGATGATATTAATGAAAATGCACAACAAGATGTATTCTGTGCATCTAATTCTAATTACAATGAAGTTATGTGGTTCTATGCATCTGCTAACTCAGATCAAATAGATAGAATGGTAATATATAATTACGCAGAAAACCTCTGGTATGTAGGCACACTTGCTAGAACGTCTTGGTCTGACTATGGTGTTTATCCTGTGCCATATGCTACACAGTTTAAATCTTCAGATACAACAGCAACAATATCTACAATCACAGGACTTAAAGCTGGTAGAACATTTGTATTCTTACATGAAACAGGAACAGAAGATGATGGCTCTGCTATGGCAAACCACATTGAATCTGGTGATATAGATATTGCTGACGGTGATAACTTTATGTCAATATCAAGATTTATACCAGACTTTAAAAACTTAACAGGCACAGCAGATGTCACAATAAAAACTAGACCATATCCATCTGGCACACAAACAAGTCATGGATCATTTGATGTAACAACATCAACAACAAAAGTTAATACACGTATACGTGGCAGACAAGTTGCTGTTAGAATTAGCAGTGATGCTACTGGTGATAAATGGCGATATGGTACGATGCGTTTAGATATTAGACCAGACGGAATGAGAGGTAGCTAATGGCAAAGATTGTAACACCACGTTTACCAGAGGCAACAGACGAATATAGTAGAGAGCAAATATCTCAGCTAGTACAAACATTAGAGCAAGTTATCTTTGTTTTAAACAATACATACATACCAGAAAAACTACGTGAAGATGACGAGCGTATTAGTTTCTTTTTGTCTTAATGCCTAACGTCTATACTAATCACAAAGCAAAGTTAGCTAACACCAGTCTAACAACCATTTATACTGTGCCTGCAACAAAGACAGCCATTATAAAATCTATACGTGTTGCTAATGAAGATACAAGTAATGATTGTAACATTACGGTGACATTAGTAGATACAGGTAGTGTTATTTACATGATAGAAAAAGATAGAACAATACAAGCAAAGAGATCACAAGAGCTTCTTGCGACCGGTAATATGGCGCAAGATTCTGCCGATAGTTCGGTAGCAGGACCAACGCCTTTGATAGCCAAAGAATCTGAGATTATCAAGGCTCAAGCTGAAAACGCAAATGACTTGAGTATAATCATAAGTGTGTTAGAAATATCTGACGTATAGGAGAAAATATGAGAACTGTAAGAAAACGAGACGGAAGTAGACCTGTAGCTATGATGAAAAAAGGTGGCAAGGCAAAGAAAAAAGTAAAGAATGCTAAGCTAGCCGCTATGTATGGTGATCCTAATAAAATAACAAGAGGTGACATTATCACTGCCGCTAAAAGAAAAGCGATGAAAAAACCAAAGAGAAGAGCGTAATGCGTAAAGGTTTATATGCTAACATACACGCTAAAAGAAAGCGTGGTGGCAAGATGCGTAAGAAAGGCGCTAAAGGTGCACCGACTGCCGCAAACTTTAGAAGAGCGGCACAAACAGCGAGGAAAAAATAATGACTAAATTATGTCCAAGAGGTAAAGCCGCGGCTAAACGAAAGTTTAAAGTTTATCCAAGTGCTTATGCAAATGCATACGCTTCTAAAATCTGTGCTGGTAAGATCAAAGATCCTAGCGGTGTAAAAAGAAAAGATTTTAAGGGGCCTAAAAAAGCTATGGGTGGTATGATTGATTTTAATAAAATATCACAAGAGCGTAAAAAAGTATCGAAGTTTAACAAAGGTGGCATAGCAAGAGCTTGTGGTGCTATCATGGAAAACAAACGTAAAGTAACACAGTATACATAATGTCCGGTCATAAAGGTTTAGCAAAATGGTTTAAGCAGGACTGGGTTGATATTGGTTCTAAGAAAAAAGGTGGAGGCTTTGCCAAGTGTGGTAGGTCAAAACAAAAGAAAGATGCCAAAAGAAAATACCCTAAGTGTGTGCCACGAGCTAAAGCTATGAGAATGACTGAAAGTCAAAGACGATCTGCTGTATCAAGAAAACGATCAAAAGCACAGGGCGTTGGTGGTAAGCCAACTAATGTGAGAACATTTGCAAAGAGGAAGAAAAGTGCCACTAAACGAAAAGGGTAAAAAGATTATGAAGTCTATGAAGAAGACTTATGGCAAAGATGCCAAGGCTGTCTTCTACGCTTCTAAAAACAAAGGAGTAATTAAGGGTGTCGAAAAAAAGAAAAGATCCACTAAAGGGAACAGGAAAAAAACCAAAAGGTAGTGGCAGGCGACTCTATACTGATGAGAATCCGCGTGATACTGTGCCTATCAAGTTTGCTACTCCTGCTGACGCTAGGAGAACGGTGGCAAAGGTTAAAAAGATTAATAAGCCCTTCGCAAGAAAAATACAAATCTTGACGGTGGTAGAACAAAGAGCTAAAGTTGCTGGCAAGACACAGCAAGCGGCAATAGCTAAACGAGGTAAAGAAGCGATTAGGAAACAACATGGCAAGAAAAAGAGATAAACAACCGCCAAAAACAAAGAAATACTTTAGACCTACTAAGGCAGGTGCAGGTATGACAAAGGCTGGTGTCGCTAAATATCGTCGTGACAACCCCGGCTCAAAGCTAAAAACTGCTGTAACAGGTAAAGTGAAACCCGGATCAAAAGCCGCGAAGAGACGTAAGTCATTCTGTGCACGTAGTGCAGGACAAATGAAGAAGTTTCCAAAAGCCGCTAAAGATCCTAATTCTAGACTAAGACAAGCTAGAAGAAGATGGAAATGTTAAAATATATTGCAAAAGGATGGGAAAATGACTATAAAAAAGGACGAAAACGTAATAGCAGGTAGAGCAGGTCCGACGATAACACCTGTCGAGACTGATACATCTATCACTAATGCGAAAACAG